CTTCTGGAGTGTCAGCATCAATGTTTCCATCAACTTGCTGAATAGCCATGCTTATCTTAGCACTCTTAATAATTACTGCTCCTGCAGGTAGTGTATAAAGTAATTTACCAACAGATAAAGCAGCTCCACCAGCAATAGCTGGCAATGTACTTGCAACAGTAAGCTTAGTGATATGATTCATTCCATCACCAAATTCTTCTGCAGTAACTCCAGTAGCTGCGACACCAAGATTACTCCCAGTCTTAATAACTCCTGTAGTAATATCTCTGTTACCATTCTTTAATCCTTCGTACAATTCTTTAAAGATCTCAGGAAACGCATCTCTCCCTGAATTGTTCTTGGTTAAATCTATATCCCTCATAACAACACTCCTTATTTAGTTTTCTTGTTAGCTTTATATATAGTGTATCCTAGCTCTTTCAAAGTCTCTTTCAACTCTGCTTCAGTAGGTATAACTTTCTCTTGCACTTGAACGATACTAAGTCCTCTAGTTTCAACTTCTTCTAATAACTCTTCATCCTTTAAACCTTTAAACCTAGCTACCTTTCTACTCTTTAGTAAAGTTTCAGGCTCTGCTCCAACTTTCTCAGTAATATATCCTCTCTTCAATAACTCTTCAATAACATACTCTTCATCCTTATCAAACCAAAGATACTGTTGAGCTTCTTCATTTGATATAGTCTTGTCTATAGTAGGTATCTCAGGTAATGAATCAAGGAATACTTTCACATGTTTCAAGTCTAAGTCTCCTAGAAAGAAGTCTCTACTTTTAGAGAAGAACTCTAACTCTTCCTTATCAGATGTCTGATAACTAAACCCTCTCTTGAATACCATCTCTTTTCCAGAAGGCAATATCACTGACTTTCTCAATGCATTCCTACTTGCTAGTTTAACTGTTTTAACCATCATACTTTTATTCTCCTGTTAATAGATGGGAGACCGAAGCCTCCCAAATAGATTTACTCACCCCCTAGGTGAAATAAATTAAGATTACTCTACACTAAGTCTACTATGATAATAGCATGATTCTTAGGGTAAAGAGTTTCAAGAGTATGTTCACCAATGATATCTTCACGAGAAAGATCCTCGTCATTACCTTGGATATTACCTTGCAACTTATCCCCTCTAAGAGTCTTGATAGATAGGTATTGCTTATCTATTGCTAACATAATATGCTTAGGATTAACTCCAGAACCTACTAAGAAGTAAGGCAACTGGAATGAAGTCATAAAGTCTAACATTGGTTCATGCATAAACTTAAGATTACCATAAGCAGTTACAAAGTCAAAGTGCTTAATCCCAAAGTCTGTAGTCCCAGGAGTATAAGGATTAGAAGTAGTATACCCATGCTCATTAGGAGTAGTAGTATCACCATAAGATAACTTAATAATACTATCTATCTTTCTAAGCATTAAGTGAGAACACATCATAGATGTAGAAGGGTTTCCCTTTCTTGGCTTAAACGCATGTAGAGAGTAAGCAATATCATCAACAAAGTCTTTAATCTCAGTAGCAGTAGGAGTTGCAATAGCAGCAGCTAAAGAAGCTCTCATATACTTAATTGGATTAAGTTCATAGTCTAAGATACCAGACATAGTTCTCAATGGCTTACCATCTGTTCCCATAATCTGAGACTTCTTTCCCCAGATAACAGCATTAGACTTATCTTTCTTATACAAGAATAACATCTTGTCTCTGTTTCTCTTAACATCGTCAATTCTATAATTACCACTAGCTAATCTAGTACCAGTAATCTCCATAGGATCTGCTCTAAAGATCTGCATGTAATTCTCTTTAGACTCAAATGCATACTGGAATCCAGTTTGTAAATTAGAGTTAGCAGAACTACCCTCTTTAATTCCACCAGGAACTGTGTTGTACATTCCTAATAGTAATTGAGTATCAATCCTAGTATAACCAGATGTAACAGTAGCTGCAGCACTTTGCATCTCTTCTAAAAGAATAGTATTGGTAGTTCCCATTGGAGTATCAAGGTTAGTCTTAGAGAAGTTAAGTAATACAATGAACTGTGATGCAGTAGTATCATACCAGAAAGCTTCCACTTGAATAACTATCTCGTGCTCTTGATAATCAGTAGCATCAACATCAAAGGCTATATCATTCCATGGCCAGTGAACTGTCTTTGCATATGTACCATGAGTAAATCCCATCCAGTCTACATCACTAGCTGCTGTTCTAGGAGCTGCAGTATCATCTCCACCCCTTTGAGTATAGTTCATACCTTTAAGCAATGCTATCATTTTAGTAATAAAGTTTCTAGGAGTTCCACCTAGTATGACTTCAGTACCAGAGTTCTCGTATGCTAATGCTAATACTTTATCTGATCCATAAGGTACTAATGCTTTCTCTGCTAAGGCAGTTGCAGCAGTAACGATATTTACATCAGTAGCATCTGTACCAGTCTCTCTAATAACATAAAGCTTAGCTACTTCAGCAGCAGTGACATCTTTAAACCATGCCATCTTACCACCGACTTCACTAGCTCCACCAATACCATGTGCAGGAACAAAAGCTCCAGCAGACACAATACCTGTATCAGCAGTTCTTAAATCATTTAATAATGTTTCAGGAAACTGGAAGTCTCCATCATAATCTTCACTAAATGGATAGATAACAGAGTTATGTGTTCCACCATTAAGTTCAGCAATAGTCAGAGTTGGAAACTCTTCTCTATGTCGAGAAGTTACCAAGTCGTGAATATCATAGTTATACTTTCCCTGCAAGTCAGCAACATTAGAAGGCATGTTTCCACCACCTTGAATTGCTGGATTGATTAAGCCAGGAGAGTTGTTAATTGTTCCTAAATTATCTGTAGTGTGCCCACCGTAGTTGAACACGTCAGTGCTATTAAAAGCCATTTGTTACTCCGTATTTATATATTATAATTCATAGCCCCAGTGCCATATAGCCTAGGGATCCCATTGCCTGCTGTTGGTTGAGTTGGTGCTCCATTCAGGTTAGCAACAGACGGGCCCTGACTTGGCTTGGTTCTTGTGAAATTTCTAGGTTGGTAGCCCTGTGTCTGACTAGGAGGTTGTACAGGAGTATTAGTACTAGCAGTCTTAGACTGTTTATACTTATACAATTCCATGTAATCCTCAGTAGTCAAACCACGAGCAAATTCAATCATAGAGTTTCTAGCAACTCCTAGTTTTGCTCCCTCATTAATTAAGGCTACTTCTGATTCAGTAGCACTCTCATTCTGTGCTTGTCCTACTTCTCTATTAACGGATGCAGTATCTATCCCATTAGGTTGAGCTGTAGTAGTTGCAGGTTGAGTACTTACTTGATCATCCTGGTTAAATGCATCATCAAACTGTGACATCCAATCAGTCTGTCCACCCTGATCTTGGGGAGCTGGCTGAGATTCTATCTGAGGTGATTGCACTTGTGTATCATTCTGGTGTGTCACTGCTTGTAACTCTCCTGTCTTCAGCATATTGTCGATTGCCTTTAACCTGGATAGTTCCTCTGTAGTAACACTAGGTGCTTCATTAATTACTGGTTGATTAAACTGTTGTACTGGTTGCTCAGGAACTCTCTCATTAAGAGTGTGTCCCAATGCTCCTGCTCTGATTCTAGCCATTTGTGTTTCATCTGATGGCCATTCTAATTCTCGTTGATCGTTCATTCCTGTAATATCCATAGTTCACTCTCCTAGTATTGTTGCTCATTCATGATTGCATTTTGAATATCTTCTAATGTAAGTCCAGCTAGTGATTCCTTACTGGCCTTTAATTCAAGTAGCAATTCTTTTATTTGAAATTCTAAGTCTTGATTAGCTTTCTGTCTATCCATAGCCATAGCCTGTTTATTAACATAGCTCTTAGCTCTCTCATCTTTATATATACCATCATGTCTAGATTGATTCTTAACATCTGTCATAGATCTCTGAAGCTGAGTATAATCCTGTTCTTTCTTATCTATCTCACTTTGAGCTTCTTCTAGCTGTTTAGTTAATCCCTGAACTTGATTAGACAATGATCTAATACTATTAACCTTAGTCTTAATCTCTTCTTTATTAGGAAGAGGACTGAAGTCCAGTAACATATCTGGAGGTAGTGCTCCCTTCTCAACCATTCTCTCTGCCATATTATATTTACTAGCAGCATATGTTGGAGAGTAGCTATCTGTAACTATTTCTATTTCCATATCTAAAGTCTCATGTTTCTGAATAAGGTCTGCTAAAGCATCTACTTTATTAACTTTACTCTTTATATTTGAGATCTCAACTTCTACCTCTTCTACAGTTTTACCATTCTGTTCAACTTCTTTCTGAATGTAAGACTTTATATTCTTCTCATTTGAGGTGTCTAGCCCACGTTTCTGAGCATCTTCTATTTCTTTTAATGCGATTGCTCCACCTGTAACTTTAAGTATCGTATCCTCGCTTACATAAGCTTGATAATGCTGTAATATTACTTTACCTAAAGTTGAGAGGAATTGTTCAAATAATCCTGCAGGAATTTTAAGAGTATCCATTACCATTTCTCTCTTAGCATTTAAGTCCTGAGTTGGACCTTTTCCATCTGACTCTCCATATCCCATAGTATCTTCTGGTAATGATACTTTATGCAAATGTTGTACAGCTTCTTTATACATTCCAAAGTAAGCTTGATTTAATGCATCTGGATGAACTACTATTGGTTCTTGTGCTCCTGGATTTAATTCTACAATAGCTCCTGGATTAGCCCAGTTATCTCCAAACGCTTCTACATCTCCATTAGGTATATCAGAAGTCCTAACTATTACCTTACCAGAACTCATTGCCTGTGCTGATCTAATAGTCTCATTATACATCTTATTAACAAATCTCTGAGGATCTCTCAGAAAGTGCATCTCTGAATACTTATATGGATTATCACTCAATGAACTATACAAAGGTATAATAGGATAATCTTTAATTGCTAGAGGAAGAACCTCAGTCCACATATACTCATATCCAATTAGAGTTCTCTTCTCTATCCTAGAACTTAACTTACCATCTGCAGTTCTATATTTAATCTTCTTATATTTCTCTATTAAATTAACATACTGTCTATCAGTACTAAATAACTCTTGTGCTTTAAAGTCCTGCTTATATTGGGTAGAAAGACTATTAAACTCATATGGAAAGCTAGTACTTAAACTAGGTATATTATACACAGCTTTAACTTCCTCAACAGGAACCCATCTACTTATAGCTATCCATGGAGCGTTTCTCCACATTGCATCCTTAGTATTAGGAGCTACTTTAACATCTCTAAAGGACAGCTTCTCAAAGATAACCTTATCAGCCTCATCGTATCTTACTGCAGCAAATCCCATATTAGTTCTATAAGCATTAAACAATATCTCTCTTATAGTAAGTAATCCATTGCTATCCCTATAAGACTGATCAAGCAATTCACTCCCTACTTCAGCTAGACCAGTATCTTCTCTAGTTGGCATACATATCATCTTAGGCTTATTAGCTGTGAAAATTCCTACTTCAGCATCAATAGCTTTCTTGACTATATTCATAGTCATAGTATATTGACCTCTATCCTCCATAGCTTCTATCTCGTCTTCAGTCCACTGTTGATCTCCACCATCGTAGAATCTTTCATTATCCTCAGAGTCTGCATACCATTTAGTATACTCAATAGATTGTCCATTAAGGACTATATTGTATTCCTTAAGTGCTTCTGTAACATTTAATCTAATCAAATTTGATTGCATATTTACCTACTCATAAAGTTTCTTTTACGCTTCTTATTAGTTCTCTTATCATTAGCAAGTCTCATTCTCTTTAATGTCTCATCAACATCTGTTTGGAACGGAGGGTATAATACTCTCCCCATATTCTCGTCTTCACATATACTCAAGAAGAACCCATCTAATGTATCATCGTGAGGAGTAATACCTCCAGAGAACTTTCTAGCTTGCTCTTTAAACTTATCCATATTAGGACAAGAAGATAAGTAACTTACTCTCCCGTTATTAACTGGATCTATTAGACCATCTTTATACTTGTTTGATTTACTCTTGCTCTCTTTGAAAGGGAATACGACATGTGGCTTACCTCCAGCTCTAACTCCCTTTAGTACATATTCATATAGTGCCAGTTGATAAGCATAGGTTTCTATAGTTGTATGTGTAGGATTCCACTTGTCCATATGCTGCAACACTTTAGTGGCTTGTTCTGCAATAGGTATCTTCTCTGCTACTATATCTAAGATAATGAATTTACCACTTGGTGTCAAGCCAATAGTAAAGAGAACTGTATCGTCACTATCTGCTGATGCTACTACACTTGGATCTACTCCTACAAACACATTAACAGGTATCTTCTTTGGAGTTGACAGATGAACCACATCATCCTTATCATACACTTCAAGATATGTAAACCTATCAAACCTCTTTACCTCTGCATTTACTTCAGTAACCATATCTAAGTTAAATACAGGATTACTTAATGTAGCAGGTATGTTATAATACTCCTGATAGAAGAACCATAATCTCTTCTTATCTTCATAGTACTTCTTCCAGAAGTTAATGTAATCCCAACCTCTCATCTCTGGCCATGTAGGAACCTGCTTGCCAGTAATAGGATCTTCTTCTGTTATATCAACTTGAAGGAATGATCCATATCTTCCATGAAAGATACTTGTCTTATTAGCAGCTACACCAGTCTTAGGATCTATCTTGGGATCTGCCTTAGCTAACATAGCTTCTTCGTTAACTATAGTACCATAAAATATCACAGTATAAGTTCCCATCTCACCACCTGCTGGCATTACCTGTGCATCAATCCAGTTGTTCAATCTCTCTCTCTTTGGTTCAGTATCAGTATTCTGCTCTGATTCAAAGTCGTCCATTACAACTTTAGTAAGTCTAGTATTCTTCCACTTAGTACCACGAATAGCTGATCCAGTACCACGAACAGAAACATATACTCCATTGCTACATTCTATCTGTGTAACTCCCCAAGGACTCTTCCCTTTAAGATTACCATAGATAAATGCTAATACTTCATTACTCTCTATCTCTTGCTTAATCTCAATAAGATCCTTAACTGCCTGACCCTCTGTATCTGCTATCATATATATAACTGGTTCAAGCTGGTGACATATATCATGTAATACATCAGTAGTCTTAGCAAATGTCTTACCTGCAGATCTATAACATACAATAGCTTTGAAAGGTTTTCCATCTCTCAAGATAGTAAACATCTTCTTATGATGGCTAGGTACTTCAGTTTTAATAATATCACCACGAACTACTTTAGCAAAGTAAACTAAATCATCTCTCAACTTCTCGTAGAATATTGATAACTCTTCTTTAGTAGTAAGTAATCTCTGTATAGTTTCAACAGTATCATAGAACTTACTAATTCGTATTGCCTCTAGTTTCTGCTCTATAGTCATTAAAACTCCACTGCATCAATAGTCATAATTTCAGTAACCTCGGCTTGTTCAGACTCAGCTATCTTCTTCAGCTGCTTAGTAGTTGGCAATCCCTTTCTCTTATCCTGTACAGTACCAGTAATACCTAGCGTATCTGCTATAGATAATTGCAACTGATGATCACCTTCTGGAGCTTTCAGAGATACTCCCTGAACTCCACATAATGACTCCAATGCTTTGAAAGCATGTTGTCCATTTCCATCTGCCCAGTCCTTAAGTCTACTTGTAACATATTCAGCATTAATCCCTACGGTCTCTGCTTGTGTTTTTAATTCATCTAAGACTAACATTCTAACTCTCCTAGTCATTGTTCTAGGCTTATGCCCAGTCATCATTCTATGTGCTTTAGCTTTTTCATTCTTACTAGCAGGTCTAACATTAAATGATTCCTCATTATCACTAGCTCCACTATATCCCCAATGCTTATACTTAGGCTTAGAACAATGTATAATATCCTTAGTCCTATGAGTACCAGCACTCGTTCTAACATAGCCAGTTCCTATTAAATATATCTTAGCATATAACTCTGAACCATCATCAAACTTAATATACTTCTCTCTATCTAAGTTAGTCAATGCATTCCAGTTCTCTAATCTATCTTCAACTGCTACATCCCATTCATCATAGAATGTAGCTAACTGTGTAGAACCACCTGTATTTATTTCATATTGTATCATTGCTATCCTGCACCATTGTCTATAAATCCTAAATCTTCCAATGCTGCTATCACTAAATTAAGCTGAGTAATTGCACTTGCAGCATCAGTAGCTGGAGCTATAAGAGCAGGTCTAGCTACAGGAGTTTTACCAAAAGCTCCAAGTAGTGATGTAACGCTACCGACTTTAATTATATCAGATGCAACTCCTACTGACAATG